TACTAGTGATGTAGATCTAGTATTTCTATCTGAGAAAACAGAACCCTCTACAGGTAGTTTACAACCATACAAGCTGTCTTCTCCTTTGAACTGGAATCTCAGTCTGCCTGGTTTGTTTTCATTAATGCCAATATACATCGGACTCATGCTATCTTTTTCTCTAGGCATTCCCCAGTGAGAAGGATAATTAGGTCCGATTTTAATACCACCCCAAGTTTCATTAATCCAGATCCAATCAATATGATCACCGAATACTAATGTCTCTTTAGTTTTCTGTTTGATCAGAGTGTTATTGTATAATGGTTTATCTACTACTTTGTATGACTCATCAACAATATCCTGGTAAACATTTCCGTTTTCATCAATGCGGTATAGGTGTCCCACTTTACGCTGTGATTTCCAGTATACCGTAGTAACTCTTACTAGGTTTGTAGTACCAAATTCAAACAGATCTTCTGATTCTCCTAAAATCCAGTTAACTACATCCCCATTGTGTCCACTATAAGCATCTCTAGTTGCCATAAACTGACGATATCCTAGTGAAGGCATCTCAGTATTCCACTTATGTGACTGAGTTGCATCATAGTAACTACCATCATTTTGCTGACCACCGATAGCGTATCCTGCAGATTTAATTGGATAAATTGCTTCTAGCTCACGTAATTGCTCTTCAGTCATCAAATAACCGTACTTGTCAATTACATCAGCTACTGTCATCATATCTGACTTACCTACGTAGTTACTATCAGAGATGTAACGTACATCTGGAGACTTATGATAGAATGTAAGAACTGGGTTCCACAACTCTAGTTCATAATCATCTTCACCCATACGGAAATGCCAGAATTCTCTATCCGTAATAAGCATATCACGGAAAGCTCTTTCTTCTAATTCTTGGAGTTTGAATCTTTCCTCATCTACTTTAAGCTGGTGCATTGCCCACTCTTCGATGAGAGATCTGTAGTCTTTGCGGAAGAAGTCCTCAATTTCAGGAAGAGTTTTAAGATTTTCAGGATTAAGCGCGTTCTGATACTCTTCACTTTCTACTTCAATACCAAGATTAGCAAGTTTATTTGCCATTTTCATTTCTGCTTCAGCAAGGAGTGTCTTCTCGATCATCTCTCTTTTTTGCTCAAGCATTTCTAGATATGATATATCATCTACTGCTCTGAACTGCACGCGATTAGAACGCTTAGCAAACTCAGCAGTTAGTACATTAATTACGTTAGGAATAATAGGGTAGAACTTAATTTCTAATGCTGACTCATCTTCTTGAGTCAGAATATCTACTAAATCCATGTATTCGTTATCATCTTCAACTACATAGTCAGTTTTATCGATGATACCTTTAGCAAGTTTATAGTTTTTAAGAAGACGTCTAGAGTTTCTTCTAAGCTGGCGCAAACCTTGTGTTTCAATCCAGTCGATGTTCCATGCTGCCCACTCTTCGTCTTTATCCTTCTTAGGTAAAAACTGTATAGGTTGGGTAAGAGTACCCATTTTTTTGAACTCTGCTTTCGCACCGTTCTTTAGCTGCATTGCATTAAATACCTGCATATCAATAGCTTATTGAAGTTGACATACCAGAGTATGTTAAATTTATTCCAGGCGCAGTTTCCAGGTAGTCATAAGATACCTGAACACCTCCAGTATTGTTCTGATACACAAACATCATTTCAGATTTTTAAACGCGCTTTTTTTTGAACCACCTAAAAGTTTAGAAGTTTTACCTCCCATGTGCCTAAAGGGGCTCATCTTTAATTTATATAAATTATCTGATTTCTCCAAAGATTCAGTCATGTTCTCTTGTCTTTTTGCGTAACCTCTGTTAGATTGTTGAACTTTAGCAAAAGCAACAAGAGCAGCAAATGCAACCAAACGGTCAACGTTTAAACCTGGTTGATACGCTAGCATTTCTTTAAGTAACATGGGATCAGGTATTCTTTCTACGCCATACCTTGTTTTTACTACTGTGCCGTCTACTTCATTTTCTACATCTATTTCTTCTCTTAAAAACTCAATAGCGTAGGATATCAAGTGACTTTTAAATAATGTACCCGTGTTCTTCCAACCGTATTCTTGGTAAACACTTTTGTTACTACCGATATCTTTTAAGAATAGAATTTGATTCTTAGGTACAAGGAATCTTTGCTTCCTTTTAGAAATCATGTACTGAATAAAGAGAGAAATGTTATTCTCTACAAGTGTCCAAGCGTTATACCATTCAATAATATTTTCCAGCATCTCATGTGTAGTCTTGATATTATCATATCTACCACACCATGCTGCTACAATCTTATCACCCTCTATAAAGCTCTCTATACCGTTTTCTGTCTCTCTGGTAACCTCCACTGGGTTCTTGTACACAAAAATGCTACAGAGCGAGTCTGAGGTGGTTGTTTTACCTTCTGACACGGGGTCAATCGATGCATAGTATAAACCAAACTCCGGTTTATTGTGAACAGGTCTTTCCCATACACATAATACTCCACCTTTATCTTCAGTCTTTTTACTAAGAGGAAACTCTGAAATAGGTATACGATTACTTCTTTTTGCAACCACAGTACCTGTTTCATCTCTCTCTAAATCTATGTATTCTGTAAAGTATTCTTTATCGTCAATCTTTTTTGCTTGTGCAGACAGCAGATTAACGGGAAATACAGATTCTTTTCTATACGCAAAAGCTTCTGCGATATTGGTTGGTTTCTGAGAAATACGAAGCTGGTACTGCTCAGGTGTTAAATCTTTCTTCCACTTTGCTCTTTCTTCTTTAATTGCATCAAGAGCTTCTTCAACTTTCGAATTACCCCACTCATCAATAAAAGGAGGCATACTCCACTGCTCCGGTATAAACAAACCAGATTTACCCCAGGTACCGTCTGCATCTAATAAGTTTGTTTCTACTTCGTAGATGTCATTTATCTCTGGATAAAGCATCATTTGCTTAAGTGGACCACACTGATCAAGATCACCCACTGATCCTGCTGCTATAAATACACCAGTGGTCATCATACCTGAAGACATTGCAGGTCTGATGTACTCGTATGTTTTATCCATCTTTGGTGCAATACCTGCTTCCTCGTGAAAAAATATAGTACAAGGTCCCCCTACACCGGTAGTAGCATCTTTTTCAAAAGACATACCTTGTATCTTGGAATTCAGACCTCTGGTAGTTTTTCTATTATTTACCCTTACTTCAATCTTTTGTTCCCAGATAAGTACTTTATCAGGAGAACAAGGTCTGTACCAAGCAGTGTGTTCGTTAAGGAAGTTGCGATATTCATCAAGAAACTTCCAAGATCCTTTATCATTTATGTAGTCTTTAAGTGATGCACCAATTTTCGCAATAGAACCTTCTTCAAACCAGAAAAGGTTAAGAATCTTTGCCATATGAAAATAAGAAGATGCTATCTGACGTTTCTTTAAGATTGCTACATGCTTGTAGTTTAGCTCAGCAAGTATCTCATATAACGCCATGTGATATTGAGCATCTCTCACTTTAGCAAAACCGTACTTTCTTTCTTCCTTATCAAAGATTGGAAGGAAGTTTAACCACATATAATAATCTCTACTTAGGTAAAATACTTTATTGTTTTTACTATGAAAGATTACCCCATTACGACACTTTTCTTTTTCATACTCCCAATAGTTCATAAAGTCTTTAGATCGAATTGGTGCAGCGCAGTAAAAACCGTTCTTATCAAAATTCCTAGCCTGTTCGTTAAACAATAAAGAAGTTTCATCCAAATCATATACACCAGGCTCCATAAAGATCTTAGTTAAAAAATCTGCAAAATCCTTTCTAGTTTCAAACTCTGTATATGACCAGGTTCCGTCTTTATATGTAGGAATCTTATGCTCTACCATTACATTTGATCATAAGCTAAACCTTGACCTCCTCTAACTGAACTCTTTTGTTCATCAACAAGATCACTGTAAGCACCTTTAAATGAGCTTCTTATCTGTTCAAATTTTGCAGCAGCATTTACAATAGAGTTAATGTTACCATCTCTACCATGTTCGATTGGTGTCGTTTCCATGTACTTTGCCAATCTATCCAGCATACTAGATATACCTTTATACGCTCGATAGGTTGGTGTTTCGTATAACTTCTTACATAGATTAAGACCTGCTATAACTAAATCATCTTCTAAAGAAAACTCGCAATTTATCTCATCCAGTATCATACTTTCTTTTTCTGTTTCAGGAATATTAAAGAAAGGATTTAGATCTGGATTAGGACATGTCATGTAGAACAAATAGGTAAAGATCGAAAGGTGATCTTCTGGATACTCTTCTATAATTTTATTAAGTGTTGTTATTGTGTAACAGTGTTCTGATGGAATTATTTTTCCATTTTGAACATCAAAAAGCCTGACTATCATACAGTTATGTTATTTTTAATAGTAGTATAACTACCTTGTACATAAATAATCTCGCCCGATTTCATATGCACCTCTGTAATATTTGAATCAAATGCTCCTGTTTCTGGATTCATATACTGAATAATAGATTCTACACTTGCTTTGTCAATAGTGCAATCAACATAATGATACTTATTCGTTACAATGCTCGGATCGTTTTTATCCTGTTTAACGTATGAGTAAATCTTCTTTAGTGTTACTGGTGTCATAGTGTGTTGTCTTTTATGTAATGAATTAGAGAAACTACCTCATCTTTAAGATACGGCATATTATAGACTATAACATCTTCTACAACAGGTTCTCCGTTTACAAAAGCATTAATCGGGTATCCATTCTCATCTTCACCAACTTGTTCAAACTTAACATGTTGTAATTGAAGTGTCCCTGGTTTTAGTTTAGGGTTATGTCTAAGCATAATATACATGTATATAGACATCTGGATATTGTAATGACTATAGTTACAGTCATCTAAGTGGGATAACGGACCAAACATTTTTTCTGAAATACCTTCATAGTTCTTGTAGGATTCCATTTTAATTTCTTTGTTAGTCTTGTAGTCTACAATATTAATCGTACCATCTACTACTTCAACAAGATCCGCTTGTCCGCAAAGACCCGCAGACTTAAGATATACAAAGTGTTCAGGGTAAATACCTTCTGTAAGTTTTTGATTTGGTGCAATCTTTACACCATCTTCTCTAATGATTGGTGAGAACACAGGTAATTCTTTACCAGTTCTTCCGAATGTCTCTAGTGAAAGAATATCGGCTTCTCTTTGATTATGGTACCAATTACCTAAATCTACCGCACGCTTACCTTCATTAGACCAAGCATCTAATACTTCTTGCTTAGTCATACCATACCATTTAGATTTTTTACTCTTGATCACTTTTGCTGCTATTTTATCAGCATTAAATGGTTTCTTAAACTTCCCTATAAAAGAAGTTACAGATGTCCAGTTTACAGCTTCTTCTCCAAGACTAGTATAACTGTGATCTTCTTCTTTAAATGCAACTGACATTATAAATCTAGTTTTTCGTTCAACATATCTTCTTCCTGCTCGCTCATTAGTGCTTTCCACTTACCTGCGGGACACTCGGAAGACATAGATCTAGTTTTAAATGCCAGACTGCATCCACATAAGGAACAGCAAGGTTGAGTACCTGGTGCTAAACAGTCTTTACCCTCTGTATCTAAGTCTGTGCATGATTCGCAAATTTTAAATCGAGAATCAGCAATAGCTTCTACATCTTCTTTTTTAAAAACAGAATTAAGAATACCTTCTAGTATCTGTCCTTTATTTTTCCAAATCTCCAGTAGACTTTTCATTTCTATTTTTTTTAATATCCATCTTTCTACTGTACTCTTCATCTAGCATTTCTTGAAGATTTTTAATCTTCTGTAATCTGTTAGAAGCATGAGTATAAGCGGCGTATTGTTTAAACTCTTTAGGATCAGAGTGTTGCATGATATCCTCACTCTTTTTCACCATTTCATTCATCTTATTACGCCTTACTTTAAAAGTTCCCAAATTAGGAACCGTAATAGTATGGTGCTTTAAATCACCTAAACTATTTCTAACCTTTGACCAAAAAAAGGAAACAACCTCTTTTACAAGATCATCTTCAAGGTTAAGTTCATTTGCAACATCACTTACAAAGTCTTTAGCTTTCTTGGGGTTCAACTCCTAGGAATTTGTATTCTAAAAATATTGTACCATCACAATAAACCTCAATCTCAGGATTAAGCATTATTGTTTTCTTATTCTTACCGTTTTTCACCACAAGTTTTTTCTTTTCCGCTTTAGTAATAGCATTACGTGCTGATTGCGGACTTTTAAAAATGTTTTGGTCGCTGACCGTAAGACAAAACTCTGTAAGCTCTGGTTCACCTGTACGAGCAAGAAGAGCAAGACTATCTAAATCAGCCTCACTTACTTGAATATTATTCAAAAAGCAGTAGGTAAGAATCTGATATTTAACCAGAGTCTCATTAGATAACTTTGCTTTCTTCTCGATTCTTTTTACTAGAGCCATCATTACTTTTTTATAAGCTTGCTAGCATGTCCAACAACTCCTCTTGTGGGAACATATCTACTTTATCTTTACGAGTATTAGTGTGCGTCCAAACTCCTTTTACTCTACCATAGTAAGCATCTTCATTAAACTCAAATGCTTTTGCACCGTGCTGCTTAACTAAAGCTGGTAAACCCTGGGTAATATCAATTCTATTTCTTTTTCCAATCCAGATTAACCATAAACGCAAGTTTTCAATTTGTGCATCCGAGTATCTGTGCCATGTTGTATGACCTCTAAACGGCTGATCAAGCGTAACTATCTGATTTTCAGCAGCTACCACATTTGCGTAAGTTTTACCATCCTTGATCCAACCAAAGTTACACACTTCGATACCAATTGAGTTCTTATGCATGTGTGATGATCCGTTCTTACCTAAGTGATATCCCCAGTTTCCTTCTGGAAAAGCTTGAACTACTACTCCATCGTGTTCGGAATTACCATCTTTTACAGACTGACCTCCCATAACAAACTCTGTAGCT